ATATTGGTTAATAGAGTTACCATTTTACTGATACACCTGTTCAGACATCTCCAAGATGCATCCTTTCAACATCTCCACCTGTTCTTTTAAATCTGCATTCTCCCGGATCAGTGCGTCCATCTTTTCTGCCACTGTTTCACCCGGCCTCGACAGAATAATGCCTATAATACCGGCTGTGTACTTGGTGATTCCCTCAAGAGTGGTATACCCCTCGTACTCTCCGACCGTCTGGCTACGTTCTGATATAACCATCTTCCGGGTCTTCAGCTCGTCCCCGAACATTGCCCGTAGATCCTCTTCCGTGGCTGACACGGTCTTAATCAGCAGTGTGCCGTCACACTGGATGGATGCTGACTGGATCTGCAGATCTGTGCCATCGTTGTATGTAAGCTTCATGTTACCACCTCCTAATTTGCCGCAATCCATATGCCGTGAAATTTGTAAAAGGCTCTCGTTGCAGGTGTTGAAAAGTAGATTATTCCATTTGTATCAACGTATGCCATTACAGCACATGCATTTTCCCAACCCTGTCCACATCCAACACACTGGATGTGTGTCAGTACCGCAGGTCTAAGATCTGTAGCGATAGCTGCGGAAGTAATAGCATACAGTTTATTTGCGAGGAGCGTTGTCCCACTTTTGGGATCAAGAGATACGTTAAAATGTACCTCACGACCTACTTTATATGCAGAAAAAGCAGAGACATTATAAAACGATTGGAGATGCACATCAGCCTGTTTATACGATTTCACGGCTATTTTATCGGATGTATCGGCCAAATCTTTATTTATCGTAGCCATTGACGGCAGCACCGTGAACAGCTGATCTACTGCTACGATATTCAATCCCTCAAGCCGGATACGGTAGAGTGGGAACTCTCTCACCTTTCCATTTTGGTAGATATTATCCTTTGTTATCCTCGGATCTGCCGCCGTACTTCCAGCTGTACCCTGATACACTTTACAAGTCATTTTATCCACACCACCTGATCCGGTTGTTTCAAATCTTGCCACGATCAGATCATTTCTGTTCTTTCCGGTCTGTCCGTTCGCGATCTCACAATCTTCATATTCTCCATAAGGGATCCTGGCTACATGACCGCCAACCACTACCACCCCATCTGACACCCGGATTTTATTATTACTGATCACCGTTGCTTTGCACTTCTGTCCAATATCTGCCACCGCATCCATTCCTAAGATGCTCTGATAGATAGCTGCATCATCTTCTGCATAGATATGTGCTTCCGCTTCTGCCGCTGTATTCACGGTAATTCCTTTCAATCCCATTTCAGTCATCTCCTTCTATTTTGTATTCTACTGTTGATGTACCACTACTTTTTACCTTTAATATTTTTTGTATAACTTGTTTTTTTACCGTTGTATCCGTTACTGCATCATATCCTGATACAAAATCTCCTATATCAAGATCCGCATCGTTTACTGTGATTGAACAGGTTTTATAGTTTTGAAGACTTTCCAACCGTTTCATGCCGTATTCTTCCAACGTTTCTGCATCAGCATTTGTATAGTTATACACAGAACTAATCTCATCTTTTCCCTTATAATAAGGAACCTGTCCAATACTTCCGTCTTTCTGCACGTACAGATGGATCACTGTTCTTTCCATATTCTCCCCTTCGCCAATACATACAAGATGATTGACTCCACCCCTGTAATCCCTGACCGTGACCTTTACTTCTCCCTCTCCGGAATATTCTATTTCATCAGAATAGTCTCGAATTGGAACTGCACTTACCTCCACATATCCATAATCAAGATTTTCCGGTTCAATATACCGGATCTGCAGCCTGCTTTTATAAGCACTCAGCAATGCCGTAACAGCATCAAGCAATGTCACGTAACGGCTCACTTCCCAATTTTTCACTGTGATTCCAGTATCTGTTTTGGCAACAAAAAAGAGACCGTCAAAACGATCTTCCACAAGATCCCCCAACACTTGATTCAGTTCCCCGTTCAAAATCAGATGATCCTGTCCTTCCGGTGGTTCTACTATCTTATACATCAACATTCCTCTCCATGTCTTTCCACGGATAATAATTCGTTTTTTTGATGTATTGGATTCAATATCATCTATGATTCCACCATACTCTGTATCTGGTATGAAAATCCTGCAGCCGTAGCTAAATTTTTCAGCATCCCAACTTTCCGAATTGATAGACAATTCAAAATCACTGGTATCGCCTAAGTCCATATCTAATTCCCGGATTTCTTTCAGATACCCGTTTTCCTGACCATTTGGATTCGTGCTGATAAATGAATGGTTTGCAAGCCCTACCCGCACTGTGGCTCACTCCTTTCTTCGTAAATGATCAGGTCAAAATTAAATTTTCCACTCCATGATACCCCCTGTCTTCCAGGTGATATTTTTTTAAAAAAGTAAACTCCCTTTTTCCGGCAATGAAATGCATTTTCTTTACTTCCTTTTCTTAATATTTTATAGATTGTCTCACTCCTTGTATCTATTTCCAACCTTTCTCCATCTTCCAGTGCTATATTGACCAAATATGCATTCCCACCGATATTTACTTGTGGATTTGTTACCGGCCCATAAATTCTCAATGTAAAATTGCTGTCAAAAAAATGCGGATTTACCACAAAATTATTACTGAGACCATTTGCATACCGATACCCGTATTTTCCTGGATATCTTTTATTATCTTTCGATGTAACTTCATAACTGTGGAATACATATGGATTCTCACCAATCCACACTGGTTGATCTGTTACAATCTGAAGATTCAGGATCCGAAAAAGGATTCCCATATCCCAGTCCTCTTTTTTATTCGATATGACATTACACGTAATATACTGTCCATCAAAATATAACCGCCCACGTTGATTATTCAGGATGTCATATTCAAATACCGAATACATTTCATTACACCGTAGCCGGTATTCTTCCTCTGTATCAGCATAAATATTGACCGACAGGGGAATTGTACAGATTCCTCTTGAAAAACCTGTAATCATTTCATCCTCAGTATCATATTTCCATGTATAATCCAATAATTCAGCCATATCCTTTACAAGATATGGCTCTTTTGTCAGATCTACTCTTTCTTTCCGTGAGTTTTCATAATACAGTTCCATTTTTCATCACCTCTCAGACCTGACGCACTGCACGGGCAAACTCCCGACCGTTCAATTCAATTACAATGTTTGATACTTCCCTTCGGATAATCGACTGAATTGTTCCGTAATCTACTGGCTGCTGAGTGCTATATGCCTTGTTTTCTTCTGCTGTCAGTACTCTTTCATTTTTATGCAGGATCGCATGATATCCATCATAAGGTACATTATCAATTCCGTTGAAATTATAACTTGCCTGCTGACGTTCAAACATTGCCTTTGCATTAATTCCGGCTGCAAGCTCCGCTTTTATCGTAAGAGTCCTCGGCTTTGCTGCATTATCTGCAGCTTCCTTTATTTCTGACAAAGATCGGATTGTCCCGTCTTTATTCACCTGAATCTTATACGGAGTATTATTGATTTTTACAATTCCTTCCCGACTTCCATCCGTCTTTTTTGTAACCTGTTCCATTTCGCTGGCAATGCCTGTAGCCGCCTGAACCACATTTCCGGCACTGTCCACGTAATAATCATTTACATCCACGAGCTGTGCAATCACATCACTTGCATCATCCGCTTTTTTAATCATTTTTTCAGCATCCTTTGCCATGCTTTCGCTCCAACCGGCTGATGCTCCAACCATGTTGCTGTACATCGCAGTAATCTCACCAGTTCCTTCGTCTACTACCGCTGCCACCTGATTCCATGTGTGGGATTCCTTATTATATATAGTATATAATCCTGTT